AAGGTCAAGAAGATCTAACTCATTAAAGAAAATAAAGGAATCAAATACTCTCATTGCTATACTCCAGAATAAATTTACGTTGCTCTTCGTCGTTTTTCCAATTCTTAAGTTGAATATAATTTTTAAGTTCCATCACATAAACAGTGACCTCTTCAGTTTTCATTAACATCCCAGGATTTAAATGCTCGTCAAGATATAAGTTTGTACAATAAAAATTCTTAAGATTAGAAGAGCATAATCCAGCAGCAACAGCAAAAGTACCAGTGCCAGAAGATGCAAGATTTTTTGCTCTCATAAGAGTTGCAAAATCCTCTCCTACTGATTTTGATTGTATGGTTACTTTTTCAATCCTTCTAAGTTCATCAACTATGGGATTACAGTTATCTGGTTCAGTGACCACAATTACTTTATCGTATTCCTCAATCAAATTTAAATAATAACATAAAGGATTGGGAACATAATCATGTGGAGGATTATGTTCATGCGCAAAAATATCTCCACTACGAATATGAATGACTAAAGTATCATCATCAAATGGTTTATCAATGCTAAATTTAAAGTTTGGAACTACATATTGCTTTGCAACTTTTCCAATATTTTCATATAGAAAATCAATAGGAATATCAAAGTCTTTATTTTGAGTATTATAATGAAAGAATCTATTTGGACGAAGCATTGTTTTGCCTTCGTGATTCAATATCACTTGCTCAATTAATTCATGATGAGGACTAACAAATCCGTCTCCATGAATTTGAGAGTATAGAATTCCATTACAGATTTGTTGAATATTATTTCCAAGTCTCCCATACCAATGAGAGACACTATTCACAATACTTCTCATATCAAATCCTGCTTAATATAAAAGGCATCACCCCAAGTACCGCCCATCCAATCAGTTTCAACTCTAACCATATTATATCCTTTAAGGAAATCGTCAATGTCTTCAATAAGAGCATTATCTTCATAGACTTCAGTATTATTAACCTCAGTATAAACACAATCAATAGTCTTGAGAGTATTTTTTGCTCCTTTTAGAACTTCAAGTTCATATCCTTGAGTGTCCATATTGAGAAAATTATAACTATGATTTTTCCCAATTACAGAATCCATCGTAACCATTTCAACAGTTTCTTTCCTGTCAAAAATAATATTTGGATATTGTTCTAAAACATGTTTAGGATTTAGAATTGAACTACACAATCCATCATCATTACAAGTCATTTCTACAGTAGCACAACTACTTCCAAGTGCTTTATTAATAAGATTAATATTATCAAACCCAATAGAGTTGACAACATCAGTCAACTTTTGAAATGGTACTTTTTGTGGTTCAAACACAATCAAGTTTTCTACATTATTCTTCTTATAGGTTTCCATTTCTTGTCCGATGTGACCGCCAACATGAATCACACCAGTAACGTTAATGTTATACTTCCTAATCAAGGAATTAAAACTCAAAAGCATAAGTCAACTCCTAAAGATACATTCTGTTGACTCTTTAGAAATTCTTCCTTTCTGCACAAAAAGTTTTACAATTTCTGGATCAACACAGTAGGATCTACATACCAATCTTCATATGGATTATTTTGGTTAGCAACATTTCTTACAACCAATTCATATCCACGAGATAGAAGGATTTCCATTGCCTCTTCACCAGCATCAGGACCATCCTTATAAAGATCAGTTTCATAAGTAATCACAGAGAAGCGATATTCATCCAAAGGAAGTGCTTTCAGTGCATTAAGAGTTTGCCAGGCAGGTTCAATGTCAACTTGGAGATAATCAATTTGCTTTGGGTAATTATTCTCTTTAAAGAATTTTTTATAATCAAATTGAATTGCATCAGCACAAATGCACTTATTATCTCTAATAGAGTTGTATCCTTCAACCTTTGACCGATCAATTTCAAAAGAAACGCCTTTCCAATCAAACTCAGTTTCAAGAAGATAGGTGTTACTAATAATTACACCATGATCTCCTCCAATCTCAACATAAGTTCCATTCTTTTTTCCATCAAGAATACTCAAGACAAACATATCTTGAAATGCTTGAGAATAATTATTTTTAATACTCTCAGCACCATTAAACTTATATCTAAGTTTTTCTAAGTTTTCCTGAAAATATCGGTTGCAATCAGGGAAAGTGTAATCAGTCATCAGTTTTTCCAATAATCGTAAATGTCTTTAGTAACTTCATATTCCATAGTTTTAACTTTTCTGTTTGGTTGACTCATTGCCCAAACAAACATACTTTCAATTAATTCTTCAAGATTAGTTTCATCTCTAAATTCTAACATACTTTTTGCTTTTGTGTGATCACAATATGCATGTTTCACTTCATGTCTCGGTTCACCATGCTCAATAGGAACTTCATATCCATATTTTTTACCAATCTTCTGTACTGTTTCAGCAACCTCATTTAGAGTAAAGTGCTTATCGGCACCAATATTAAATATTTCTCCGTCAAAATCTGTGAGAAGTTTATCAAATGGTTCCATATAATATTTGATATCGGAAAAAGCACGAGTCTGTTCCCCATCACCATAAACAAGAATGGGTTGCCCATTCAAAGTTTTGCGGATAAAAATACCAATCACATTCCGATAACGATCCCAAATGTTTTGATAAATTCCAAGAACATTGTGAGGACGAACAATATTATATCTAAGACCAAACTGTTCGTGAGCCAATTTTAAATCACACTCCACAGCGTACTTAGCAATACCATATGGATCAATTGGTTGTGGTCGTTTATCCTCAGTGAATGGAGGTTCTTGTTCACCATAAACTGCCATACTTGAAGTAAAAATCATTTTAGTATCATGCTTGATACATTCATTGATTAAATTGGCAGAACAAATAAGATTGTTTCTATAGTTATAGTTGCGAATAAAAGGTGATAGTCCTTCAGCAGCATAAGCGGCAAAATGCAAAAGAACATCTGGTTTATGCTCTTCAAATAGATCAACTACTTTCTTTCTCCTTTCAAGATCAAACTTTGCAAAGGTAAAATTTTCAGACTTCGGAAGAAATGCCTTATATCCACCAGAAAGATCATCAATACCTATTACCTTATGACCGTTTACCAAAAGATGTCTTGTATAATTGGACCCAAGAAGTCCTGCACATCCAGTAACAAATATCTTCATAGATAATCTCCCTTCATTGCTTCAAATACTTTAGCGATGCCTTGGTCAATTGTAGTTTTTGGAGTCCACCATTTCATCAAATAAGTATCTGGTCTATTTCTCTTATCCATTTGAACACTATCTTTCTGATCAGATGGTTGAACTTTTACATCATACTTTCCAATCAAATTAAATTGTCCACAAATAATACTTGCAATGTCAATAATTTTTGTGGACTTAAAACTTGTAATATGGAGATTATCTTCTGATGTAAATTCATTATAATTTTCCATAATTGCCTCAAGTGCTTCGCAACAGTCTTCAGCATAAAGAAACTCACGTTCTTCCTGACCATCGGTGAGCATATCAATTACGCCAGTCTCAAATCCTTTGCGGATAAAATCTGTAATAACATGTGCTTTGTCATGGTCCTTTTCAATTCCATACACATTCCAGAACTTAACAATAAGACCATTTAGAGATTTAGTATAGAGTTCTCCAACATTCTTGAGTACACCATAAGGTGAGTAACTCATGTTACTCATCTGGGATGATGCAAAAACAAATCTCTTATTATATTTCTTAAGAAGTCCAAATGCATTTGCCATCAAACGGGCATTATTATCAATGAATTGAAATGTATGTTGATACTTTTTCAAGTAACGAGATCCACCAACATCAAATGCAAGAAAGAATACAAAGTCTGCTGTCTGAATTGCATTTTCAAGATATTGATTTGGAATCACAGTCATATCATGATTTGGAGTTTCAACCTTATCAAAATCAATAACCGTATGACCCTTCTCGCGAAGATACTCCGAAAGGTAGGCACCAATCTGCCCACTGGATCCTAAAATTGTAATTTTCATAATCAAGCAGTTTGTTTTTTAGAAATTTGAGAGGAAATCCATTCGTATGTTTTTCTAATTCCTTCTTCAAGAGATTGTGAATAATCCCAACCAAGTTTTTCCCTAATGAGATCATTATTAGAATTACGCCCACGAACTCCAAGAGGTCCATCAATATGATTTTTTTCTACAACTTTACCCGCAACTTTAGCGGCAGTATCTACAAGTTGATTGATAGTAACCATTTCTTCCGAACCAATATTAACAGGTCCGATGAAATCACTATCCATCATTCTGCGGGTTGCTTCGATGCATTCATCAATATACAGGAAGGAACGAGTTTGTAAGCCATCTCCCCACACTTCGATGGATCCACCTTCCTCTGAAAGATGGGCAACTTTACGACAGATTGCTGCTGGTGCTTTTTCTCTTCCACCCTCCCAGGTTCCTTCTGGACCGAAAATATTGTGGTAACGAGCAACCCGAACAGGGATCCCATAATTACGATGATAAGCAAAAAATAGTCGCTCGGAGAAAAGTTTTTCCCAACCATACTCAGAATCTGGATTAGCAGGATATGCGGACTCTTCACGACAATCTGGATTGTCAGGATCAAGTTGATTATGTTCTGGATACATACATGCGGATCCAGAATAGAAAATTTTAGTTTTATTTACGTTCTTGAAGTCATTAAGTTGACGCTGTGCTTCAAGAACGTTCAAGTTGATAGTAACAGAGTTATGCATAATATCTGCGTCGTTCTCACCAGTGAAAACAAAACCTGCACCACCCATATCAGCAGCAAACTGATAAATCTCATCGAAAGTATCAATGTACCTGCTGGGAACAAAGTTATAAAAATTTCTATAAGGACCCTTGTATTGAAGGACTCTCTCTACAAAATTAAGATCTCTTAAATCCCCAACAATGAATTCATGCGCTTCACTTTCAGAATACTCTGGGAGTTTAAGATCTACACCACGCACCCAATATCCTTCGGAGCGTAGTCTTTTTACCATATGACTTCCAATGAAACCACCAGCACCCAATACAAGTGCTGTTTTCTTATAATCACTCATAAACGAACAAATTACTCATAGTATATATTATACAAAAAAAGAGGAGTTTATGCAACTCCTCTTATAAGATTCAGGCTCGCCACCAATTCTTTGACTGGAAATTGGAAACCAGGCGGAGAAAGAATTCCCCATCCGCACCACTTGCTCTTGTGAGAAGCAAGAAACTCATTAAGGGGTCATTTGACTCCACCACTTGGTTTTAAGAAACCAAGAAAAGTTGGGTTAACTTTGATATCTCGGTAATACCAAAGAATGCGATTAAAAATAACACATCCCAAAGTTTAAGTTTGATAGCAAAAGGAACTGTGAGTAATCCTCCAATAACTTTTACCATTAACCCATATTTAAATTCTCCCCATAGCATAGTTTGATAACCAATTATAAGGAGAATGTTTCCAATCCAACGAAGTAGATCAGATTTAGACATAAGGGGTTTTGCTCCCGACCAGTGCTGTTATAGTCCATCCGTGACTATTTACTCATCCTTCTCTTTCTCTTTTTGTATTAGTTTATTTTGCTCTTCAAGAGGCAAACTCCTGAATAAATTCCAAGCAGCATTTCTTTGATATTTTGATTTTTTAGTATGGCAACAATGACATAACAGTTGAAGATTATTATCATCTAATGTTTTTGATAATCCTTGTGCCAATGGAGAAATTCTATTTTCTTTTAGAGAAGGATTTATGTGATCTATTTCTAAATTTGAAGTAGATCCACATTCAACACACTTATTTCCAAGTGCTTCATAAATTAATTTTCTGCGATTTTCTCTTTTTTCTTTATTTTTTAATGAGTACTTTTTAGTATTTTTTCTATAAAGTTCTCTTGCTTTGGCATTGGCATCTGCTTGGTTTTTATACATAAGATATGGATTATTTTATATTATTTATCTATATCTCACTCTTCATCATCCTTAATGTAGCAAGGTACTCTGTCTGGGTCAAGCCAACGCGCATACTCAATGTCTTCCATTGCAGTAGTACATTGTAGACCATTATCAAAGAGATAAATGTCATTCCAGCGTTTTGTATATTCGTTTTGCTTTTGCAAACGATAATCGGGTTTACCGTTAATTTCAAGAATACCAACTTCTACGAAGCGATATCCTTCACGTTCAAGAAGGACTTTAGGAAGTCGTGTTGTCATGCAACCTCAACGGATTCAAGATCAGCAAGAACATATTCCATAAGAATCTCATAATCATCCAAAGGATCACCAGAGAACACTACACCTTCGTTTTCATAAAAACGACGAACCTTTTTATAAAGTTTCGGATTCTTTACATCAAGGTAGAAATCTCCGTTTGCTGCACCACGAAGGGTTTGAACGTCTTTCTTGAATTTTGCTGTGAGAGTCATTGTTTTGAATGTTGACCTTAGTATTATAAGGGTTTGACTTGGAGAAGTCAAGACGGACAGGTGCCAATCTGTCCTATGCTCCTTGCGTGGATCGAACACGCCTCAGGCGAATTATGAGTTCGCTGCATTCACCAGATTGCTAAAGGAGCAAGGTAGGAGTACTGGGAGTTGAACCCAGACTACCCCGTTATAAGCAGGGCGCTCTAACCATTAAGCTATACTCCCATAAGGGTGGGTCTATTGTAGAGGACCCAAAACTCTATGTCAAGAACCTTCTTCGTGGTCGGTGTGTATTCGTATCACATCGTCATCCACATTAGATTCTACTGCAAACTTTATGGTTTCTTTGTATGGAACAATCACCGCGTTTCTTTCTCCGTCAGTAATAATAAATGATTCACCATTTTCTACTCTTTGTATTAGATTATCAAAATCTGCTTGAAACTCTTCGACTGTAAACTTTTGGAGATCTGAAAGTTCTGGATACATTTTCATAAAGTGAAGTTTTATGAGTCCGGATATTCAGATTTGAACTGAAATTATTCCTGCTCCCAAAGCAGGTGCCATGACCAAGTTAGGCGATATCCGGTTATTTGTTTCTATGTATAAACATAATACCAGCAAATGGTACGATTGTCAATCCACATCCACATAGAAAAAGAAAGAAAGGACTTGCTGATAATGTTTCAACAAGATGAAAAATCATCTTCCCCTCCAGTTCTTATATTCATAATACATGAATTGGTCCACTTCGTCAAGCCCCTGTAAAGGAGCTTGAACATCCCAGTACGACCATTCGATACAGAACTGCTTAATATGTATATCATTAGCAGCAGTCTTTACACCATACATTCTTGAAAAGGCAGACATTGCAAACCAATATCTTTGCTTAATGTGCGGTTCCATTTCCCTTATAGTCTTCGGAGTCATAGTATCCGCCTCGTGTTCCGAAATACAGTGTAGCAAGTACAAAAGGAATAGCAACAAAAATAAGTGCTTTACCTAACATGATGACCTCCAAACATATAACGCATACCATTCAGGATTTTTGCTCCGAATGATCCAAGATTGCGTGAGTTAAATCTTTCAAATAGTGCCGTAGTAATAACAGGAGCGGGAACCCCCAAGTCCACAGCGGCAGAAACAGTCCAACGACCCTCACCGCTGTCGGATACGCCTCCAGAGAAGCGTTTAAGGCTGCCATCCCTGCGTAGCACATCAGCAGTAAGATCAAGTAACCAACTGCCAACCACGCTACCGCGACGCCATAACTCAGCAACTTCAGCAACATCAATGTCATAACAATAACTTTCTGGATCTGCCATGGGGGCAACTTCTGCGTCTCCTTCTTTAACATATTGTGCCCCGTTATTTGCGTTCTTTAAGATATTGAATCCTTCGGCATATGCCTGCATAATACCATACTCAATACCATTATGAACCATCTTTACAAAATGACCAGCGCCTGGACCACCACAATGCAACCAACCAAACTCAGCAGAAGTTACGTCCGAGTCAAATTGAGTCCTTGGGGCAGCGTTGATTCCTGGGGCAAGGGCATCAAAAATGCTCGCACAAGTGGCGACCGCAGTATTTCCGCCACCAACCATAAGACAGTATCCACGATCCAAACCATAAACACCGCCGCTAGTACCACAATCAATATATTGGATACCAAGTTTTGCCAGACGCTCTGCTCTTTTCCGACTGTCTTTAAAATTGCTATTGCCATGATCAATAATAATATCTCCCTCACTACAATATCGTAGTAACTCATTAATTGTCTCCTCTACAGTTTCGGCAGGGACAACCATCTGAAAAATACCTGGTTGTGGTCTACCATTTTTGTTTTGTTTATCTACTTTAACAAGGCTTTCGATAGTAGTTGTAATTCCATTTACATAACCTTTTTCAAATGCTTCCTGTGCTTTATCGTAATTTCTACGATAACCCCAAACTTCTATACCCGATTTCATCATACGGCGAGACATACCTTCGCCCATTCTACCTAATCCAATTAATCCTACTTTCATAAAACCTCTGGATATGCGTGTGTAATTCCCCAATGTATAAAAAGTCCAATAGAGGAAAAAAGAAGAATCGCTGATATTACTGTCCTAATCATCTTCTTCATCCTCATAAGTAGATGGTTCTTCAAAGAGTTCTTCCATTTTTTGTTAAAGAACTATTCGATTTAATTTTTGTAAATCTTCTTCTGTAATTGTTGCCATTAGTTCAAAGTAATCTTTAGAAATGGAAGTAAAGGTGGAATAACCCCAATTAGTCTCAGCAGTCCCTCAGCAAATAAAGCAAGAACCACCCAACCGACGCACATACTAATGATAGAAGCATTGCGGTTGTGTCTTCGGATAGCAGCATCGATCATCTCCTGTACTTCAGAACGTGTAATAAACTCTTCCTGTTCATACATCATTTTTCATCTCCAAGAAATTTTGCGAGAGGATCTCTGCGAGTCTTTACAATTTCAACTGCTCTTTTGTAAAACATATTGTCTGTATTACCAGACTGTTCAAATGTCTCCTTGATCTTCACCCAATTTAGGTAGGTGTGCTGATCCATAGGTTTTTTCCCGTGATACTACTATATACTAATCACGGAAGTTCTATCGTCAACATTTGTGTTCATTTGGTAACAGTGTTGAAGAAATTATTAAATTTGTAATTTTTCTTAAAGGAAGATCAGGGATTCGAACCCTGGAACGCTATTAACGTTAATAGTTTTCAAGACTATCGCCATCAACCACTCGGCCAATCTTCCGTTGTTGGAGGTTCAACGAACCTCGAAATCCAAACGACGAACTTTACGTTGTCTACGTGCTTCTTGCCAAGCAATATCTTGAGAAGTCAACACGTTTGTTTTTGAACTTTCTTTTATTGAGTTTAACATAACAATACGTGATAAGTCAACTGCTGAGACTTTATCTCCGCGAATCGTTGCCATATTAGGACATCCACAAGTTACTGTTCTTGAATGATGACCTTCCAATTCCTTTCCACAGGATCTACATCTTATTTTTAGGTTTTCCATAATTCAATCTATTCTTCGATACTTTCTTCTATTGTATTTTCAGCATACTCAATTTCATTAAGTTCGGGTTCAATTTCATCAATTACGAAAGTCTCTTCAACTTTCTTTGATGTATTATCTGAAAATGATCTTAACATCCATACGAATTTACCATGCGATTCCATCAAGTCTTGAACCAAATTAGCAGTTGCGTATGACTTTTGTTTTTCTGCTTCTTCAGATATATTGGACATTATATCACAAAAATCAATATTTGATTGAAGAAGATCGGAAATCATAGACTCCGCATTTGCAGAACTTGATGCCTCATCAATTTTTGATACCTCAAGAACTCTTTTCAGACTACTCAAAGGTTTTACATTTAAGTATCTCATATGTTCCGAAAGTCTATCAATCTCTTCAAACATAGTTTCATATTGACCACCAAAAAGAGTATGTAGTTGTTGAAAATCTTTTCCAACAACATTCCAATGATAGACCCAAGTTTTATGAAATAACACAAAAAGTGATGCCTGAGCATCACTTAAGAGTTTAAATAGTGTTTCCATTATACTATTTTTATTCTTATTTATTAAGTGGGCGATGACGGATTCGAACCGCCGACCTACTCCGTGTAAAGGAGGCACT